GTTCTAAGACCTCCTTTTTTTTATAAATATTTCTAGTGTCTATAAATAGGTGCAATGACATTAGATCTTCATAACTTTTTTAAATTTTATGATGATGGTAATTCAAACCACGTAGCAGCAGTTCAATGGTTAGAGGATAACCTACCTGCTGAATACTTGGATGACGCAGAAGCAGATTGGATTAGTATTTACAGAACCAGACCACCAACACCATCGGTTCTTGATGTTCCATATTTTAATCAAGTGGATAACTATAGAGACGCACATAGAACTTGTAATAGTTCTGCTTGTGCTATGGTTCTTGAGTTTTTAAAACCAGGAACTCTTAAAGGACCTAAAGGTGATGACGAATATGTTAAGAAAGTATTTGCTATAGGTGATACCACAGACCACACAGTTCAGACGAAGGTTCTTCAAGGATACGGTGTTCAATCATCTTTTAGTTATAATCTTTCTTTTGCTGATCTTGATAAGAGCCTTGATGCTGGGAAACCCGTTGTTATTGGCATTCTTCACAGAGGTTCTTTATCTAACCCTACTGGTGGGCACATGTGTGTAGTCATTGGTAAGACACCTGATGGTAAAGGATATTATATTCATGATCCTTATGGTTCTCTAAATGATAACTATACTGGACCCGTGACGAATGGTAAGAAGACCATTTACACCAAAGCAGTTCTACACCACCGTTGGTGTCCCGGAGGTAAGGATGGATGGGGAAGGATCTTCGCCTGAGTTCAAGAAGAAAATTCTTGAAGAAGTGAGAAAACTCACAAATCATGGAAAACATAAAGAAGCTTCAGAATTATTCAACATATACTTTCCAAACATAGGAGGCACAAATGGCAATAGTCGATCTTCATAACTTCTTCAAGTATTACGACGAGAAGAATTCCAATCACGTCAAGGCAGTTCAGTGGTTAGAGGATAATCTACCAGTCAAGTATCTGGAAGACAACATGGAGTGGGCAGATATTTACAGAGGTAAGAAATCTGCTCCCGTTGCTCCTGCTGCTTCTTCTGGAAGTGTGTGTCCTCATTGTGGAAAACCACTGGGAAAGTAGAAGGGGCAGTATCTTCATCAGGTACTGCCCAACCTCAAACAAGTGGTGATGATATGCCTATGATGGGCATCAAATTAATCAAGGAATTTGAAGGATGTCACCTTGATGCATACCCAGACCCTCTATCTGGTGGACTTCCAATCACAATTGGTTGGGGAACTACTCGTAAGAAAGATGGTTCACCATTTAAATTGGGTGATGTTATTACTCAACAAGAAGCAGATGAGTTGATAATTACGCAATGTAGAAATGAATTTCTGCCAGCACTTCGTAAAATTCCACATTGGAATGAAATGTCTGATGGTAAAAGAGGTGCTCTACTTTCTTTTGCCTATAATTTGGGTGCTGGTTTTTATGGTGGTAGCAATTTCAATACCATCACCCGTGTTTTAAAAAATAAAGAATGGGATAAGGTGCCAGATGCGCTTTACCTCTACAGAAATCCTGGTTCTAATGTAGAAGCAGGACTTGCTCGTAGAAGAAAAGCAGAAGGTGATGCTTGGAAAAAAAGTTAACCTATCACACAAAGAAAAATGTCTACTAAAAAAGAAAATGGTATGGGACAATTAATTCGTATATGTATATTGGGTTGGTCTGCTGCTCTTCTCACCGCAAGTTATGCTGGAACTCTATCTAAGATGGACCCTACATTCATTGCAACTGTCTTCACTGCCTCTGCTGCGACCTTCGGTATTAACACAATGAAGAAGGGTGGTGACGATGATGATGAGAAAAAGGAAGAAGATCCTCGCAGAGAATTTGTAATCCACGACCCACTACACACACAAGAACCTGTTTGGACTGAATCTCCTACAATTTCGGAAGAACCCGAAGTAGAAGGTGAAGGATTTATTACACCTCGCACTTAAACTATCTGGAGATTAAAATGGAAACGAAATTACCAAAAGAAGTTATTTTAAAAGCAGTCAAGGACTGTGTTGATGTATATGGAATTGAAAATAATTTTATTATCGACAAAAATATTCCTGGATACTGCATTCTTACAGTAGAAGGAACTTCGAGTATGGATGATTGGTTTACCAACATTAAATTCCTATTCATGAGTGATGATACTCATAGAGGTTTTAAATCAAATGCAATGACCACTCTTGCTAATTTGGTTCTTAATTTTGAATCATTATGTGATAAAAGAAAACTTGTACTTGCAGGGCACTCTTTAGGAGGAGCAACCGCAACAGTTCTTGCGGACTTGTTGCTTCCTAGTGCTCCAGATTTATCTATTATAACTATTGGATCACCTCGTCCAGGTGGTCGTGGTCTTCGTGAAAGATTAAAAGATGTTGATCATCTTCGTTTCGTTCATGGGGATGATATTGTTCCAGTATCACCACCTTATTTTGCTGGATATGTTCATACTCACCCAATGATACATTTAGAGGACGTTAATCCTGCTATATATCGAAAAGCAGTATCAAATCATAATGCACAATGTTATTACAACGCAGTGGAGAAATTGCTATCATGACCGAAAGAGATCCTTATGTATATGTCACCGACCCTTACATATATAAAATCAAAAAGGTAGTAAAAGTAGTTGATGGTGACACCATTGATGCTGAGTTTGATCTTGGTTTTGATATTTCTTATACTAGCCGAATTCGTCTTTCTGGTATTGATACTCCTGAAAGTCGGACTCGTGACTTGGAAGAGAAAAAATTAGGTCTCGAATCAAAACAATGGTTAGTTGATAAACTGGAGGATGCTGAATGTATTCTTATCAAAACCGAAAAACCAAACAGCACAGAAAAGTTTGGTAGAGTTCTTGGTAGATTATATGTAAATGGGGTATGTCTGAATGACCTTATGGTTGATGAAGGATATGCTTGGGAATATCAAGGAGGTTCAAAAGAAAAAGATTTTGCTCTATTAGAATCCAGACGCAATAAGTAAATGGAAATCATCATCCTAACTTGCCTAGAAGCACAACTGATTACGTCAAGAATTCAAGAACGAGACCTCTCCGAATTTCTAAATACTGAATTAGTATTAGAAATTCGAGCATCCTCACCAAAAGAGTGTGTGATAAAGTAATTATTTGTCGTGTGTTTTTTTATATTGACTTATCTTTTCTTTCTTGTGTTCTTTCTTAAGTAATTTGAGATTTTTATTATCCAATTCTGTTGCAAAGAAGAGTTGTAATTCATAGGGGGTAAGGTCCTTCATAAAGAGTCCCTTGCCCCTTATGTATAGTTGCTTGAGAATAGGTTTTAATCTTTTTACCATCCACTCAACAAAAGATTTTCCAACCAAAGCCGCAGCAACAGAAGCAGTAGCAGTAGTTCCAGCAAGCATAACCTGTTCTTTTGGAGGAATTGGAACTTCTCCAATGATTGGTACTTGGATTACAGGCACTCCAAGATTTACTGGTGGAATACTAATACTTTCTGGTTTCTCTTGTTCGGGTAATACTTGTTGAATTTGAGGAGGTATTATTCGTGCTATAGTATCAGGAAGTTGTCTAATTTTTTGTTCCTCTTCTTCTTCTTGTTTTTCTCTTTCTGCTCTTACCGCAGCATCAAACTCTACTTGTGTAGGAACACGAATGACTGGATACTCAATAGTTGTATTTGGTAATTGAATGATGGGTAATTCAAGACCACGAGTAACTGGTTGTGGAGTTAATTGAACAACTGGTGGGTCTATTGCTGAAATAATAGATGGACCACTAATACCAATATTAGGAATTTGATTGGTGTTGGTTTGTATATTACCTATTCCACCTGTATTGATTGTTGGTATTTCACTCATTGCCTCACCACATCCTTTACATCAGGATACCGAACAACTACATCGGCACAGATTTTGTAGTAAGGGCTTTCTGGGTGGAAGGTGATACCATTCTTAATTGCTTCACCGCACTTTAACAATCTAACAAGTTCAAAATCTAATCTTGCTTTATCTGCTTCTGCTCTTTGTCTATCTATTTCTACTCGTGCTCTTGACTTACAA